CCTGGATTAATTTGGTTTAAGACTAGAGGTGCAAGCAATGATCACTTGTTAATTGATCGTGTTCGAGGAGGTACTAGCGGGTTATGTAGTAACGATAGTGCTGCAGCAACCACTTCTAATCAATACATCACTGACTTTGATGATGAAGGTTCTATTGTAACTGGTAATGCTACCCAGATCAATGATAATGGACAACAACAAGTAGCTTGGTATTGGCGTGCAGGTGGTGCTGCTGTAACTAATACCGATGGCAGTATTGAATCTCAGGTTTCAGCTAACACTGATGCTGGGTTTAGCATTGTTACTTACACTGGAAACGACACTGCTGGTGCAACAATTGGACACGGATTGTCACAACCTCCTGAGTGTATGTTTGTAAAAAACCGGGATGAAACAGCAGGCAGAAGTTGGGCGGTTTATCATGTAGGAATAGACGATACTGCACCTGAAGATTTCAGGTTAAGCCTTAATCTTGACACTGGCAGGGTTGACACAATTGACACTTGGAATGATACAGCGCCAACAAACACAGTTTTTTCAGTTGGTTCTAGTAGTCTAACAAATGCAACAGATGATTTTGTCGCCTACTGCTGGCACTCAGTCCCTGGCTATTCCGCATTCGGCAGCTATCAGGGCAATAGTTCTGCTGATGGACCGTTTATTTATACAGGGATGAAAGTTGGCTGGGTAATGATGAAGAGCATGTCAACGTCTGCAGCCGGTACAGGTTGGAGTATTTGGGATGCAACCCGAAACCCAAACAACCCGACTAATCTCAGGCTGCTGGCTAATGACACTCAAGCTGAGCAAGATTATGATATTGATCTTCTGTCAAATGGTTTCAAACTGAGAGGCGTAAATGAAAACGCTGTTAATCAGACTGGCATAACCTACATCTATGCTGCCTTCAGTGAGAACCCTTTTGGTGGTTCAAACGTATCACCCGCTAACGCACGATAACTATGTTTTACACAGACTCTAATAACAACCGATATCGAATCGGTAAACCATTTGAATATGAAGGCTATTACTACGGTACAGCCTTAGCAACTCATGCCAAGTTCATGGAGTTGGGATTTACCCAAGTCATCGTGCAACAGCGTCCTGACAGCAAATACTATGTTGTCTCAGGACCTGATAGCACGGGTGCTTACAGTTCTACTCCACGTAACCTGGCTGACCTCAAAGTTAATTTTAAACTAGACCAAAAACGAATTGCACACCAAACACTCCGTAAATCGGACTGGTATGTAATCCGTTCTATGGAACTTGGTGTTGTAGCTGCTGCAGTACCTGTTGCTCTTTCTGACTTCCGTGCTGCTTACCGTGCAGCTTCAGATGCACGTTGTGCTGAGATTGACGCTTGCACTACGGTAGAGGAGTTGGAGACCCTTATGAAGGCTCCTGCCCAGCTGTACAACCAAGAAACTGAAGTGTATTCACTTAACCCTGCAGCACTTACTCAGTGGCCAGAACCCTTGGTTACTACTTACGATTACCTATGAAAAAGAAAGCCACAGAAGACCAGTTTAATGAACTTCATAACCTAGTTACTAAAGAGTTCCTTGCCCGTGTCAAATCGGGTGAGGCCTCTACGGCTGACTTGAAAGCAGCTTGTGACTGGCTAAAGACTAATGACATCAGTGGGATTGCTGTTAATGGTAATCCACTAGAGAAGCTTGCCGAGATAATGCCGAAAGTAGATCCTGAACTAGTTAGGCATAGATTGTATGGCACGAAAGCGTAATCACAAAAGAGAATATGCACAAAGACGTGAGTATCTAAAAGCTTACCGTCGTAAAAACAAAGACAAAGACGCATCTAGAGCTAGAGCTAAGAGAAAGATGAAGTGTTCTGGGGGTAAAGAAGTTGACCATAAGGACAACAACCCTAAGAACAACAATCGATCTAACCTTCGCTGTATTTCTCGTAAGAAGAATAGACAGAAGGGAGCTAAGAAAACTAACTCTCGTAAATGACGCCTTTACTTCCAAACCCTGATTTCTACATTGCAAACCTAATAACCATGACATCCTCTGAAGCAACTCGTCTTTGGAGGCGAGCTATCAAAGAAAGCTTTAATTGTACATGTGTTTATTGCGGAGAAACTTATGACTTTAATGATCTTACTATTGACCATGTCCATCCTCGTTCTAGAGGGGGCGAAACAATATCAAGCAACTGCGTACCAGCCTGCGTTGCGTGTAATCAGAGTAAAGGAAGTGCCGATTGGCTCGATTGGATGAGAGCCCGACACGGCTTACATCCAGAAAGAGAACAACGTATTGAACAACTTATCCACTAAGGGATAAGACGACCGAATTACGCCCCCGCAAGGGGGCTTTTTTTAATGCCTGAATTATTTGGAACGCAGTTTGGTCGGCGCGAAGTTCGTGCTGCCGACTCAGCTGCTACTGGTCACGTACAGACAGTTGGTGACCTTAATTACTACAATTGGATTGCCAATCAACCTGGTTCTCCAGCCCCACATCATGTCCTTGGCCTTGCTCTTATGAGGAAGCTAACTAAAGGAATGACACCTGCACAGGTTCAATCAGTTGAGATGTTGCTCAATCAAGCTGGTTTAGGCATGGGTGATAAAGGATATAACTTAGAAGGATTAGGTCAAGCTCCTGGTACCAGAGGCAAGAACACCCTTACTGGTGAGCATTATGAAGTACACGTTAGTGAAGATGACCTAATCAGGAAACTAGGTTTCAGATTTAAGAAGAATGGTGATGTCTATATTGGTGATACGAAATGGAATGACGTTGACTTCAATACCCGTAGGGATCTTATCCTCTCTACTGGTATGCAGATTGAATCTAATAAAGAAGAAGTACAACGTCGTTGGTCTGAGAAGTTCAGGAATGACCCTAACTATCAACAGAACATAGACAAGATCCGTAGTGACTATAAGAACTATCCTCAAGCACCTGGACCTGATCCTGAAAGGACCATTGGTTCTGCTAGGACTGTTACTAACCCTGAGTTCCTAGAATCACAAAACCCTAATACTGCTGAGGTGATGACTGAAGCCAATAGGCGTCAGCTAACCACACCTTATACAGGAAAACAGCATGTCCCCGAGAATGATTCTCAAGTCAATCCTGTAACTCAGGCTGCCACTATTACTACTCCTAAGCCTAAGCCTAAACCTACAGCAACTCCTGAACCTATGGATGTTGTCCCTGAGGTTACTAATCCATTTAGGAACAGATTAATGGGTCCTAATAGGAGAGGCTGGTCACAACCATATAGCAATACAACTCCTACCCCAAAACCAAGACGTCAACGTGGAGCTCTTAAGATTAGAGAATCTGGTGGTGGTCCTGGAGCCTTTGAAGGTCTCGGATATGACCCTACAGAATATATCCCAAGGGGTAGAACAGTAGTGACTGGTGATGGTCCAGATGCAATATCTCCTGCTGGTGAAATCTTACCTACGTTACCTATCGCTATACCTTAATGCCTCAACGAATGCCTGCTCCTAAGAAGAAGAAAAAGGAGCTACCCCCTAAAAAAGTTAAGCCAGCTACTAACTACGAAAACCCTACTAATCCTATTCCTTCAAGCATCACTAATCGAATGAAGTTGAAACCTGCTAGAAGGAATGAAGGCTGGCCCATCGTCTAAGACACCTACAAGCCCTCAGAAGGCCTATTAAACCCTCTGAGGGTATATATCCCTATGGAAGACATTTTAGCAGCCTTAAAAGGCGATTTTAAGCTATTCTTACAAGCCCTTTGGCAACAACTGGATCTACCGAGTCCTACAAGAGCGCAATATGCAATCGCAGACTATTTACAATATGGACCTAAACGATTACAGATCCAAGCATTCCGTGGTGTTGGTAAGTCTTGGATTACTGGCGCGTTTGTACTTTGGACTCTATTCAATGATTGTGAAAAGAAAATCATGATCATCTCTGCTTCTAAGGAACGAGCAGACAACATGTCTATCTTCCTTCAGAAGTTAATTATGGATACCCCTTGGTTACAACACCTACAACCTAAATCGGATGAATCAAGATGGAGTCGTATCTCTTTCGACGTAAACTGCTCACCACACCAAGCACCCAGTGTCAAGAGCGTTGGTATTACGGGTCAGCTTACTGGCTCCCGTGCAGACTTAATGGTCCTCGACGATATCGAAGTCCCAGGCAACAGCATGACCGAACTCATGCGAGAAAAGCTTTTGCAGCTTTGCACGGAAGCAGAATCCATTCTGACTCCGAAGCAAGATTCCAGGATCTGCTATTTAGGGACTCCTCAAACTACCTTTACGGTCTATAGAAAACTAGCTGAACGTAACTACAGACCCTTTGTATGGCCTGCTAGATACCCTAAAGACCTATCTGCTTATGAAGGACTCCTAGCTCCTTCTGTACAAGCTGACATCGATAACGGTGCCGAAAGCTGGGACGTAACTGACCCTGATCGTTTTGATAATGAAGACTTACTTGACCGTGAAGCGTCAATGGGACGCTCTAACTTCATGCTCCAGTTCATGCTGGACACGAGCCTCTCAGATGCTGAGAAGTTCCCCCTTAAGTGCTCTGACCTCATCATTACTAGCGTCAACCCTACTGTTGCTCCAGACTCCATCGTCTGGTGTAGTGACCCATCAAATGTCATTAAAGAACTCCCCACTGTTGGGTTACCTGGAGATTATTTCTACAGCCCAATGTGCATCGGAGATCAATGGGATCCTTACACCGAAACAATCTGCTCAATTGATCCATCGGGTAGAGGAACAGATGAGACAACAGCAGCTTATCTCTCCCAACGAAATGGTATTCTGTACTTGCACGAAATGCGAGCTTACAGAGATGGATACTCAGACAACACGCTCCTGGACATTCTAAGAGGCTGTAAGAAGTTCAATGTAACTAAGCTCCTCATCGAGACTAACTTCGGTGATGGTATCGTCTCTGAGCTCTTCAGGAAGCATTTACTACAGACCAAACAAGCTATAGATATAGAAGAGGTACGAGCTAATGTCCGTAAAGAAGATAGGATTATCGATGCTCTTGAGCCTGTTCTTAATCAACATAGGCTTGTCGTCGATCGTAAGATTATCGATTGGGACTACAAATCTAATGCTGACCTTCCCCCTGAAGAACGACTGATGTATATGCTCTTCTTCCAGATGAGCCGTATGTGTCGTGAAAAAGGTGCAGTTAAACATGACGACAGAATTGACTGCTTAGCTCAAGGTGTTAAATACTTCACTGAAGCTCTTGCTATCTCTGCTCAAGAACAGATCATCCTCCAAAAGAGAAATGACTGGAATGACATGCTCGAAGCCTGGATGGATGACCCTGAATCAGCAGCGACACATCTAGCCTTTGGTATGAACTTAGACCAAAGAAAACAAGCAAGACAGATCAAAGGTAAAAAGACAGTCCACACCTGGATTTAGGAGCGGTAGGTGCCGTATACAGGGAGAGGGAAGGGTGGACCCGCCCCCTGTGAGAGGAGACACTGTGTCTAAACGACACAATCTCCTCTCTTCCTAATATCAAGGTGAGCGTAGCGAACTGATATTTCTTATCTCATCTTGAATTCATCTTTCTTTAACCCGCCTGTATATGAAACAATACTCCTGTCCGGATAATACTATATCAAGTAATATAGTATATAATAGAACAAGAGAAGGTCCTAATCACTTCCGTATCTTCTACAAGAATGCAGCACAGATACGTTATACTCCTAAAGAAGCTTGTGCAATCTTTGGTGTAGCCAGATTTACTCCAACAGTCAATCAAATGAGAGATTGGTGTTATGAAATGGTAAGACAGTATGGATCAGAAGAAGACAAAGATAATAAAGAATATATCAACTACATAGAGAAGCATGGGTTTGGTCCTGAAGTACATGAAGAACCCAATGAGAACACTAAGATGGTGACCTAAATGGATCTCACAGACAAAGAAGCTAAGTTTCTATCAGATATCCTTGAAAGAAGGTCTTATTACAAGAATCCTCTCCTATATGGTGAGTTTGAAGCTCTTTTACATCAAAAACTATGCAAT